GTTCGCTTAGTTGTCACGGCGGCCCTACTCTCACAGTGCGTGAAAGTAACCTACAACCACTCCCAAGGGAGGTTAAGAGGACAGTTAGCGACTGACCAATGTGGGATAATCCATCCCACTCGAAGAGTATTGTGTAAGAGCGGTCTGCTACCACTACCTGCCACTAATGTTATTTGAATATAGATATACATACGCACTTCTGCGTTTAATACATTGCATTGATCATCTAGGATCACCATAGCTGAGTTACCAATTCGACGGCTCATTTCTGAGGCGGTACTGACACCCACTAGATGCGCGGGCCACTAACTATGGATCATGTCCATCAAATGCAGCTTGTACGCTCGATGAGTCGTACAAACACGAACACGCCAAATTACATGACATGTGCGTTTTATTATTAGAAAAATTTTTATTTGTGTTTTCTACATTAGGAACTAAGGTTGTAGGTATTGAAACCACTTCGTTGTTGCCATCGCAACAACTTCTAACGGTTAATTCCGCTAGCAATAGTCGAATACGACCATATATGATGCTTATAATATTCATAAGCCCGAAAATTATTGAGACGTGATACGTAAGGACGAGCCTAATCGCACCATCGCTATGATGAATGCGTAAGTGCCCTTAGCTGTTGTTGAAGTTTGGTGCACGATTGCACCGTTGCGATCTCCAGTTGCTGCGTTCTCGTAAGAATCATACCAAAAGAAAATGCCGTTTACAACGGTGATGTACAAGGTAGTTCCGGTGACCATGGCGATTGTTGTACGTGCGGTTGAAATGTCCGAATTAGTACTCGCCCCAGTGTTGTTAACGGATGCTAAATCAGCCCACGTTGAGACACCGGTTGGCAGTGTGCTGGCTTCCTGACGGAATACAGCCCTGTAAACAGTTCCCCCACTATCCGTGAGCGCAATGCTCGGATTGTCCACTGCCATGGAATCATCGACTCCTTTGACATTGTTGTTATCCTGGAAAGTGGTAAAAGATCCGTTACCCACTGGAACTGGGATAATGGTTGAGTGGAATGTGAAAAGAGGGTCTTTAAACTCCACTTCATAATGCAACATCAGTATACCTGACGAACCCGTAGTAGCCGCAAAAGCGTAACATTGAACTTCCTCTTGGATACAATCATCCAAGTCAGCATCCAGAAGCGGGTCAACATTTGACCACTCCTTAGAACAAGGTACCACCAACTCTGCCTCACGCCACAAAGGAGTGGCAACAGCGTTACCTTGAGATAAGGCTCGACTGAGAAAGGAGGATGCTGATCCGTTCAAGAACGGTTCCTTGACCGTACGCGTACTGCACATGACCAACTGGCCTTGCGTACTCGTCGGCACTGAAGGGATGTACTGCACAACCGCTTTGGTAAACCTGTATTTCTCAAAGGCCCGGGATAATGATCCTAACATGGCGTTCTGGTAGTACGAAGGGTTCAACAATACCGAGGCGGCTGGTTGGTAGTTCGATGTATTAGCTGTTTGCACGGTACCTGCAAAGTCCGATCCATGAATGGTGGACGAGTTACCGCTACGAATTATTTTTGGGGGTTGTAGCTTCAGTGAGAAGCCGTACGATGCCGGCACTGTTGACATGCTGACACCGGAATGATTTGGTTGTTGTGGCGCACTGCCACGTAAAGATTTGCGTTGGTTATTTTTGTTCATGTTGATAATATTATTGGTGATAAGTCTATCGATCGATCTCGACACAGCTTGCCCTCCTACAGCTACAGCGGCTAAAAGCCGTTTTGGCTGGGTGAGTGTAAGATTTTCAGCAGCGAACAAGTAGTCAGCAGATTCAAGATCCGCTTCACTTGCATAAGCCGCGTCATGCACCTTACAAGTTGCATCAAAATCGTCCAGGGCCGGGACATCAGAGATCACAGATCCTTGATGTTTACCCGCAGACCAATCAGGACCACAATAATTACCATGATAGCGCATTGAGAATGTTGGTGTAATTGATATGGCTATCGGTCACTTCAGGTGTTCCGTGGTCAAATTGGTATCCGTCATAATACTTCTCTAACTCGACTTGGGCATCAGGGAGAATACCCCAAGCCTTGAACACTTGAAACCGTACATTCGCGCTAGGCTCACTGTACTTCCGTTCCATACCCTTAGACAACAGGGCCATCCCTGAATGTCGTGCACATTCGGTAGCTACTTTCGTATAAACTTCACCACCGATGCGACACAAGGCGCGGTAGAAACTTTGAACTACAGGTATCCCACCCGTCAAGCTCATTCCTCCCTCACCTACTGCTGTCATCCAACCTCTCAAAGCTTTAGCGCTTTCAATGGAAAGAGTGCATAATGAGTCTTTTCTCAACGAAGTTGGGATATTTCTCACCATGATACATCTACCATCATCTAATTCAATTGGTCGCATTTGACAAAATTCGATTTGGTTTAGGTCGTAGACTGGTTCTTCCGCCACCATACGAAATCCCATCTCTTTAAACCACACATCAAGTCCGGTCATAAACGTTTCTTGATACATCTGTTCCATCATAACAACACAATCGTCACCATTATTGCACAATTTTACGGGGACACCCTTAAGTTGAGCGTAAGTGTACACTAACCCGCACATAATCAAGCAATTGCCCAATCCTGTGTTGATATCTCCACTACAGCGTTTACCTTTAGTTCGAAACTTAAGTTTCCCGTCTTTACAATATCCAAATCCCTGATTATCCACTTGCCAAGTTAGCCATCGTCTTAGCTTCTTGCAGCGGAACACACGATTATATACTGAATGTTCCCATTTCAGTGCATCCACACTTACGTGCATATCAAACTTCTTGGCATCCAATCCAATTGCCACGGGTTTATTGAATGATCTCCACTTACCTCGGACTACAGACCCGATTTGGTAGAGGTTCATACCCTTGATGACAGTGGGACCGTCACCAAATATATGTTTGATCGCTTCGTAAATGCGCTTCTCGATTGGCTTCAAATATGAAGCACAAGCGAGGGTATACTCGGGAGTTCTAGGCTGAATGCACCTAGGCGCTTTGTCTGGATTCACCTTTTCCATCTTGACAAAGACATTTAAATTCCCGTGTTTCCGAGTCAGTCCTGTGCGTTCTAGTTTCTCTTTCGCATTTTGGTAGATTGTTTTCTTGCGACCCTGATACATCTCGACTATTTCGCCGAGGGAAACCGGGGTGGAAGATCCCAATCGTTCCATTAGTTTGGAGTCGAACGTGGATAACCTCGTTGAGTAGGTACCGGCTGTCACCGGCGGAGGTTCCTCATAACCTCCATTCACTTCACAATAATATACTCTTTCAAGCAATGCGCACTCGAGAGTGGTGATATCCGCATTGTTGACACCGAGGCTCATTGTTGGTCCCATTTCTGTTAGGGATAACAACGTCCTCGGTCGGACCTGCGCCTGGTTACGCCACACGCGCAAACTAGGATGAGCCAATTTAGAAATATGACTCTTCCCTTGTGTGGCTACCAAGCGCCCTCATCCAGAAGCGGTGGCCGGTGTCGGGCCACTACTAAACAGATTGTGCAACTTAAACGGGATCCAAGCTCTGTAAACAGAGCCACGTTTGGCATAACTTAACTTTGAATATTGTCCCGCGTTTGCGTTACTATTTTCCAAGGTGACGGCGTCGATGTCAAGCTGATCAGGTACATAAACCATTACGCACACTTTAGACACGATGTCTTGCGCATGCTTTGGTCTAACTCCAACTTCCTTACATCGGCTGTATGCCAGGTGGCGAATAACTAAATCATTCGCTTTAGACTTAACTGGTTGACCCAGTTTTGTTTTAATCTCAGCGACAAGAGCTGAAACAAACTGACCGCGATGATGTTTATTCACGCGTCTGTGTTGCTCCACTGTAACTTGCTTATCGCTCTTCACAAACGTAGACACAATGTCTACAATCTCTGGTGAGTTTCTCTTCGCATCTGCTGATACCAATGGGCCTTCGGCGGTTGGTTCAGGGGCGTTACCCGTCACTTCGGGTTCGAGGAATTCCGAGAATTCTAAATCGTCCATATTCACATTGTCACAAGGTGTGTATATGCCGAATTGATGCAACATTTCGACTGCGTCTAATGTGCCATCATTAGTTATTAGGGTATTTTGCTCCAACGAAATCTCGTTATCACTAACGAGAGGAGTTAAAATGTCCCCTATCATAACTGCCGCAACTGGTGCGGGCTTCATAGGATTATTATACCCCATAATTAAACCCATGGTTCTAGCAGACTCACATCGTCGACTCAATGAGTCTAAACGTGGCGCTAGTAGGTGTAGTTGTGTAGGTACATGCTCCATTTCTATGTTTGAATGATCATCACGTGTGTCACAAACCTCTTCAACTAGAGGTCCATCAACGTCGTT